GTACGGGGTGGCTTTTCGCTTCACTTTCGCTTCACCCCCTGCCGCCAATGCCACGCCCTTGCGTCACAACCGACGAAAAAAATAAATGAATAGCAAGGTAAGCAAAAACAAAAAAACGGCTTAAAACGCGCCAAAATGCGTTATAGGGGCATTGGTAGATTTTACCAATTTTTATGCGGTGATAAAGGGAACCCGTGAATGTCGCAGCCGAGTGTACGACCAGTTTTTTCTAGCCTTTGCTTATGGCTGTCGTGGCACCGTTTGCACAATGACTGCAGATTCTTGGGATCACTGAATAAGTTAATATTGCCATGATGCGGGCGGATATGATCAACAATTGATGCGGCCACCGTGAGACCTTGCGCTTCACAATAAGCGCAAAGCGGAGCAGCCGCAAGCTGGTGATTGCGCAAGCGATACCAGGTTTTGCTTCCATAAAGTTTTGGGTATTGGCTCATGCAGCGCATTATAGGGGCAAAAAAAAACCCGCACAAGGCGGGGGAGGGGGGGTGATGGGATGAGTGGTTGTTATTTTTTGAAGCTAATAAGCCACGCCAAAAATATAATTAAAAAAATAAATATATCTTGCGCCACCAAATAAAAAAATACAAGAACAGTTTTAAGCATGGTGAAAGCCGCCAACAGGGTCACAATAATCCCAGGGTGTGTGGGCGGCCTTTTTTAATTCTTGTTTAAACAATCTTAAAGCCTCTTTTTTAGTGTAAAAAAAGTATTGTCTAGTCAATAAATTATTGTTTTTGTCACGAGCATAAAATTTATGCGCGCCTTGAAATGTTTTTTCGTATTGAATAACCATTTTTTAGCCCTTTCTTATTGATAATCTAGATATTCAGGCAAGGCCTCAATGATCCAATTTTTAGCGTAATCACTGATTGGCAAGCCTTTCACTTTTTCCGCCGTGACCTCACGATCCCAAAGGTATTGATCATCCAAAAAGGTATCTTCGAAAAACTCTTGATCGTTTACAGTGCAAAAAATGCTTATAGGTGAATCCCATAGGGTATGATTGATATACTCCCGCAAGCCATGATCAAGCGGCCGATCAAGTGACACAATATAAACTGCATCGCCTTGTGAGTATCCGCGGCTTATATAAAAATCGTGCTGGATTTTTTCGCGCAAATCATGCCAATAGTGATTTTTAAAAAGCCATTGATAAAAATCAAGGCATGAAACTCGTAAAAGATTGTGTATTAATTCAGCCCTGTTATATTCTTGGCCGCTATCATAAAAACTTAAATAACCAAAATCTTGGCATAATTCTACAATCTCGGCCTTTTTGAGTTTCAACAATTCCGACTTTTTATAATAGGGTGCTTCACCATTGCCGAGAAGAAATGCTGAATTATCGCGCCCAAAATCAATGCGCGTATTTTCGCGCTGAAAATCGTCAAAATAAATTCTTGCTAAGTCATAAGAATATAGTGCGCTGAATTGGATATTTTCACTACTTGATGATTGGTCATAATTATTCATTTTCTAACACCTTTCTATTTAATAAAAAATTTAGCCTCTTCCCCTAAACCAAAGGCAGAGGCGCAAGTCACAAAGTCATCGTCTTGTTTTTCACACTCGAATACTTCAAACAAATATCCGTCATCCCGAAGCTCAATCAGCGCAGCCGCAAATTCTTCGCCATCTTGCCACTCTCGAGACCGAACATAATCTTCGAAGTCACCATCTGCGTCCTCATTGACACCAACCCAAACAATGTCAGTGTGATCAATCAAGTCTCCACCATGTCGATCAGCTTGTTCGTTTGCTATGTTGATAATCTCATCTTCACTAAGGAAACGAAGTACTATTTGACCGTAGCCACCTCCGTTAACAGAACCACTTGAAGCAATTACATAAAAAAATCTATCAATTTTTTTCATAACAACCTCCAAAAATTATTTAATAAAAGTCTAAATAAATATTAACAATAATATGTACCCATAAAAAACCAGGCCAAAGACTAGACCTTCCAGTATTTTTTTAATGATTGATCTATTCATTTTTTTATCCCATTATAAGTTGCGGTGCGTAATTATAAACATATCTATTTTTAAAAAACAATACATAAATGCAAAAAAATATATTTATTTGCATATATATATATAAAGAATAAACAATTGCTTAAAAAATAGGCAGATGTTATTTTTTGACAAAAAAACCTCATTTTTGGCAAAACTCAAAAAACCAAAACACAAAGTTTCCCTAAACACAAAGTTTCCTTCAGCAAAATTTTTTGAAAAGGCAAAATTCCCTGGTTTGTGGTTCGTCATTTATAAGGACCTTTCTTAAAAGTGCAGTTTCCTGCTACATATTTTCATAAAGTTTCCTATAACAAAAATTCGCACATCAGTTTCGTCACATTGTCACACTTGTAAACAAGTGTGTGACGAAGTGACGAGAAAAACAGCTGTTTTGTCACAAAATCACTTTGTCATCAAGTGACAACAATGTGACAATGTGACTAAATATTACTTTCATTATTTCTAGACATTCTCATCGGATTTGCGAACTCTTGATTAATCACTTCAAAGCTAGATACTTTTTTACCTGTCATATTTGCTTTAATAATTCCAGCAAGGAATAAAGTATTAGCAAATCCTTTTTCGTATTTAATTGATAATTGATTATTCACGCTAGATTCAGAAGTAAAAACTCCCTCACGCTCTAAATAATAAGCTAATGCAGAACGGCTAATAATAGGATTACCTTGAGGTGAAAGTTCAGCATCAGAAGCAAACCACGCCTTAGTAAATATTTTCATATCTGCATTAGCTTTCGGTTCTTTCTTAACGCTTTCGACATAATTATTCTCTAATTGAAATGCCGCCCCCTTAATCTCATCACCATCTTCGTCAGTCCAGCCGAGTTTCACATAATCCAAAGTTCCGAATAAAGGCATAGGCTCTTGTGAATCTTTCATCTTTTCACAGCTAATCTTAATTATGTCATTACCTGCGCAACTGATAAGGATTGATGCGTCTAATGAACCTTTCCAAGCAGATGAGCCACGAGCGCGACCCTTAGAAGCATCATTCAATCCTGTGTGATGAACAAAAACGACAGTACATCCGAGTGCTGCGCCAATAATTTTGCAGTTATTAATCATCGTGCGTGTATCTCGTGCGCTATTTTCATCTCCACTCATGTGATTATTAAGTGTATCTACATAAAGAATAGATATGTTCCCGTCACATAATTCTTTGATAGCCTCAATCACTTTAATAGCCGACCCTGGCGCATCTAAGTCCAAAGGCTTATTACTAATAAGCAAATCATCCAAGCTACTAACATTATGTTTAATACACCATGAGGCAATCCGCTGGCGAATACCATAGTTGCCCTCACCAGCTAAATACACAACTGTGCCTTGAGATGTTTTGACATTTTGCCAAAGTTTCCCTGAAGCGATAGAACATGCCATATCAAGTGCGATAAAGCTCTTACCAACGCCACTTTCGCCATACATCATAGCGATTGATTGCTTTGGAAGCCAATCTTTAACTACCCACTGTATTGGAGCTGGCTGTGATAGGAATAAAGTTGCCCTTGTGAAATAATAATCTGTATCTGCTATTTCTGCTGCGAGCAATGCTTCTGCTGCTTCAGACCCTAATGCTACATCACTAGCTAAATCTAAATCAGGTGCATAACGACTGACAGAACGTGCGATTTGACGTACCTCTGAATCAGGGAGAGCAGGGACACAGCGAGTGTCATTTACTACCATTATTGCTTGCAGTATTTCATTTTCTTGCATACCTAAGTGACGCATCGCACCAGCTAATGAAGATAGACCATTATTTCTGTTGCCTTTAATTAATTCACCTTGAACAGATTGAGTGTGTTCAACGCGCCTATCGACCATTGCATCAGACCATCTTTTCGGTATATCAAACGGAGCTGCGCCTTCAAATGGGTCAGATGATGCTTCCCATTGATACGAGCGACCTTCGATTGTAGATGGATAAGCAACAAAGTAACGACCATCGGAAAGCAAATCAATGCCTTGTTTTAGCTTGCAAGAACGTACTCCCTGCTGATACTTAGCAATGTAATGCTGTCCACCACCTGCGGTTAAACCCATGATGCCGTCAGGAACATCACCATTTTCAGCTAACCATTTAGTCCAGCTTTCTTCACCGCCATTACGCGGATCAATGTCATACACAATGATGCCTGAAGTTTCACCAGCCGCTACACCAATGTTCATGTCGGGATTGCGCTCCCACCATGATTTAATTCTTTCTGGGTCATCTGTTGCGTCTTTTACGCCATGCGAAGTTGCTGGAATTTTCCCATTAGGCACAACAGGAATAACTTTCCAACCCCAAGATGCGTAGGTAAGTGCAACTTCTAAATTAGTTGGCATCCTTAACTCCTAAATATTCAGCAAGTAATTTAATGATTGAATAAGCTGGAATTGATTGTCCAGACTTTATATTATTAATAACATGATGGCTGATTCCAGTTGCTTCTGAAACTTTAGTGCTAATTCTGTCTTGTAATAATGTAATTACTTCATCTAATTTTAATTTGTAATTATCATCAATCTCATCAATGTCTGATTTTAAAAAATTACTTGAACGATATAAGTTATATTCATCACCTGCTATTTGCAGTACAGTATTCATGCCACCTCTTATAAACCATTCATATCTATGATGTAGGTTCATAATTTTCAATCTATTGTGTATGTTCTTTTCAATCAGTGCTGAATCATATTTTGAATTTGTATGAAATGATTGTAATAATTTAACTTCGTGTGGACAATTACATGAATAATTTTGCAACCTAGTGGTTAAATTTGCCGCAATACCTACCTTGCAAAAACCATCTACTTCAACCACATAAACAAAATGACTCATTTTTTAACCTCAGCTTTCAAATCCCCATTAGTCTTAACTTCTAATTCATATTGCCTAGACATTGGTGGATATTCACCCCATCCATAAATTACCTGAGGCCATACGCCAAGCGCATCAGCGAGCTTTTTTAAGCTGCCAAAATAATCAATTGCTTCCTTTGTTTTCATATGTTTTCCTATTTAGTTGAAAAAGTGTGTTGACATATTAACAAGAATTAAATTACTATACAACCATTGCCTCAAATTGAATGTTCAGACCGAGGCTTTTAATAGGAGAAAATCATGGCAATTAGCCTGAGAAGTACTAAAGACGTACACACCAACGGTGTGAAGTTGCTTGTTTATGGCCAATCTGGCGCGGGTAAGACTTCGCTTATTCCTACGCTACCTAACCCGATTGTATTATCAGCAGAGGGTGGCCTGTTATCTATTCGTGATGCAAACATTCCTTATATTGAAGTTTCCTCAATGGCTGATATTCAGGAAGCATACGAGTGGCTAACAAAATCTGAAGAAGCTAAGAAATTTGATTCAGTTGCATTAGATAGTATCTCTGAGATTGGTGAGGTTGTGCTTAATTATGAGCGTAAGCAAACGAAAGACCCCCGCCAAGCATACGGCGCAATGGCAGAGCAAGTATCTGACCTAATTCGTGCCTTCCGTGATATAAGCGGCAAGAATGTTTACTTCTCAGCCAAGCTAGACAAATCGCAAGATGAGATGGGTCGTATGTTATATGCACCCTCTATGCCAGGCAATAAGACTGGTCAATCTCTGCCATTTTTCTTTGATGAGGTACTTGCACTACGCATTGAGAAAGATGCTGATGGCAATATCCAACGCGCACTGATGTGTGAATCAGATGGTTTATGGGTTGCTAAAGACCGTAGCGGTAAGTTAGACGCTTGGGAAGCCCCTGACTTGGGTGCGCTTATTACGAAGATTGGGGGTTAGTGATGAACACCCTATCCGAACTATCAAAAGCATGGCTTAACCTCAAAGAAGCCGAACGTCTAGCAACGGATCGCAGACGCGAGGTTGAAGATGCGATGATGAGCTTGATTGGTATTCCTGAAACGCTTGAAGGCACAGAAACAGTGCTAATGGATGAAGGTATAACCATTAAGATTGTAGGTCGTATGAACCGCAAGGTGGACACAGACAAGTTGCAAGAGATTGCAGCAGAGCATGGTTTGTCTGAGCATCTACATGACTTATTCCGTTGGAAGGCTGAGATTAATACAGCCATTTGGAAAGCCACCAACGATAACATTACTAAACCATTGATGGAAGCAATCACAACTGTTCCTGGTCGCCCATCATTTTCAATTACAGTTAAGGAGTAACAATCATGGCATTATTATCACAATCATTTAACATAAACGATTTGCCAACACCCAGCGACGATTTTGCCCCGCTACCAGATGGTTGGTACACAGCATCAATTAACAGCGCAGAAATCCGCGACACTAAAGACAAGACAGGTCAATACATTGCAATTCGTTATGACATTCTTGGCCCTACGCATCAAGGTCGCGTTGTGTTTGGTAACGTCAACATCAAAAATAAATCAACACAGGCTGAGGAGATTGGTCGTCAGGCACTAGGTAGCATTATGCGAGCAATCGGTTTGGCGCGTGTTGACGACACCGATCAATTAATTGGCGGCAGCTTACAAATCAAATTGGCTATTCGTACACAAGAAGGTTATGAGCCAACTAATGATGTGCGTGGCTATAAAGCGATTGAAGGTGGAAGTTTGCCACAAGCGAAAGAGTTTGCACCTACTTCACAAGCATCTGATAAAGCTGCACCACCCTGGCAAAAACGATAGTATAATTATAAGGCGGCCTAATTGACCGCCTTATTAAGGAAAATTATGCTTACTCAAGATATTTTAAAATCATTATTTAGATATGATGAAAAAACTGGTTTATTTGAAAGAATTTCAGATAAACATCAAGGAATAACAAATATTAAAAAAGTTGGATATGTTAATGATAGTGGATATTTACTTATATCAGTTTTAAATAAAAGATATAGAGCGCATAGATTGGCTTGGTTATATATGACTGGAAATATGCCAACAGATCAAATTGATCACATTAATCTTGATAGACTTGATAATAGATTTGTAAATTTAAGAGAATGTAATAATGAAGAAAATAATAGAAATTCAAGAAAAAAAAGCACAAATACAAGCGGATATAGAGGTGTTCACTTTAATAAACAATGCAATAAATGGCAAGCTAGAGCTAGAGTAAATGGAAAGCGTCATCATATTGGATTATTTAATAGTGCAAAAGAAGCTGGAATTGCTTATGAAAAGTATATATCCAATAAGCATGGTGAATTTGCTAATTTAGTTATATCAAATAATTTATAGGAAAAAATGATGCTAGATAAAATTAATAATTTTGTAGTCAAATCGCTATTCACATTAGTTAGCCTATTCATTCTAGGTTTTGTATTTCGGATAATGTGGATTGCATTTTACTTTGGTTGGGATTTAATTTAGAAGGGACTGGGCTGCACAGAGATGTGTGGCTCAATTTAACGGATGCATTAGATGAATAAACAAACCTGGAATTGGTAAATTTGGCGGTAGCAAGCAGAACGGTCTATTTTAATGATTAACTTGAGCGAGAGGGATGGTATGAATTTGGATTCTGATTTTGAGAGTTCTACATTCTCAGTGGAGTCAAGCGGCTTGGCATCTACCGACACTACTGGTGCGCTTGATAAATCCATGCGTCGAGTAGCTAAATGGTCTTTTGGGGAAAGTCGCACTGGCAATGCACTAATTCACAGTGATAACCTACATGCTCTAAAATTATTAGCAAAAACACACACTGGTTCGGTCAAGTGCATTTATCTTGACCCACCATATAACAATGGCGAAACCTATCAACATTATTTTGACAGTATGGGTCATGACGAGTGGCTAAAAACAGTTACAGACCGCCTAAAGCAACTTAGTGTACTGCTACGTAATGATGGATGTATCTGGATTTCTATAGATGATTCAGAACTGCACTATCTTAAGGTGGCAGCGGACTCGGTATTTGGACGGAACAATTTCGTAGGCACGGTGGTATGGGAGAGGCGAACAACGCGAGAGAATCGTAAAGTCTTTTCGAGAAATAACGAATACCTGCTAGTTTATGCAAAAGATATTGTAACTTGGACGAAAACACGGAATTCACTGCCGCTAAATGATGTGGTTAGAGAACGTTACAAAAACCCTGATTCAGATAAGCGCGGCCCATGGCAGTCTGTGTCAGCTAATGTACAGGAAGGACACGGCACCCCGCAGCAATATTACACCATCAAAGCATCTAATGGACGAGTACATACTCCTCCAAAGGGAAGGTGTTGGGTTTATCCAGAGTCGAAAATGCTTGATGAAATAGCAAAAAATAATATTTGGTTTGGTAAAGACGGGAATGCAGTTCCAAGGTTAAAGCAGTTTCTGAAGGACAGGAAGGCAGGATTAACACCTGAAACTTTATGGCGAGCAGAAGATGTGGGTACAACAAGTAATGCAAAAAAGCACCTGTTAGAGTTATTTAAGGAAATCTCAGTTTTTGACACCCCTAAACCTGAGCAGTTGATTTACAGAGTGCTACAAATCAGCACTAATCCTGGCGATATTGTTCTTGACCCGTATTTAGGGTCGGGGACAACCGTTGCTGTCGCGCATAAAATGAGCAGGGCTTATTTAGGTATTGAAATAGGTGATCACATTAAAACTCATTGTGTTAAACGTCTTAAGCAGGTTATTTCTGGTGAAACGGGCGGAATATCTAAAATGCTAGGATGGGAAGGTGGTGGAGGTTTTGATTTCTACCAAATCTAAATCTCTCAACAATAGACAAGGTAGCGAAGAAGCATTAAAGATGGCGATTGAATGGTTTGAACACAAAGGCTACTCAAACGAAAGGCAACCTATTTTAGAAGCATTGCGAGAAGCACTAGAACAACCATCCAATATGGTAACTGTTCCACGAGACAAACTACAAGATATGCAGCGTAGGTTAAGTGACTGCGAGGAATATCTAAAAGAGGATGAAACACCAGCACAATGTATTGAACGAAATAGAAAAGCAAATCTCTACCTACACCCACCACGCACAACCACATTATGTGACGATGAGATTGAAGCAATTTATAGTGTAGAAACTGGATTTTCTATGCACGAAGGTCATGGAAGTGATATTGCATTATTGGATTTCGCAAGGGCAGTGCTTAGAAAGGCAGGCGTGGAATAATGGCTAAAGAAGATTACATCCCACCAAAAAAGAAAGTTAATCTTTGCGAATACGAGTTCCATTCACCAATTAAAGGCGTATGTAAGTCTTATGGTATTTGGAAACGTAGAAAGACAAATTCAATTTCACCTATGGTTTATTTTCAAAAGCCAAAGCATGTGAGTGAAGAAGATTTTGTTGCGTTCGTGAAGTCACTACAGTTTTTAATTAAGGAGTAATAATGAAATCAGTTTACTACCAACGCTTAGGCACAAAGGTAATAGCCTATGTGAACAGCAATAACTTCACGCCTTACGAGTTAGGCAAGGTTTTTGAACAGATGTATTTGACGTTGCTTCAATAGGAATAACATGATGCAAGACAAGAGGTAAATTTGAAATGAGCTTACTACCGACAACAATTAATTTAATCAACAAGCATCACGAGGATGTGCGTGAAATGCCTAGACCGCACATGGGTTGCTCTATGCTAGGGCATAAATGTGAGCGATGGTTATGGTTATCTTTCAGATGGGCTGTCATTCCTAAGTTTGATGGAAGGATGCTGCGCTTATTTAGACGCGGACACGAAGAAGAAAAGTTTGTTATACGCGATTTGCGTAGTATTGGCGTAGATGTGCATGGCACACAGACGCGAGTAGATTTTGGTAAGCATGTATCAGGCTCACTTGACGGCATCATTATGTCTGGGTTGCCTGAATCGCCAAATAAGAAGCATATGCTTGAGATTAAAACGCACTCAGACAAGTCGTTCAATGAACTAGAGAAGAATGGCGTTGAGAAGGCAAAGCCTTTGCATTGGGTGCAGATGCAAGTTTATATGCTTGGAACTAAGCTAGAACGTGCTTTCTATTACGCCATTAATAAGAATGATGACAGAATTTACACAGAGCGTGTGAAGTTGGATAAGAAAGTGGCGGAGCATTATATTGAACGTGGTCAACGTATTGCGATGCAGGAAGGATTACCACATCCATTATCAACTGATCCGAGCTGGTACGATTGTAAATGGTGTGATGCACATTCTTTTTGCCACAAGACAAAGATGATTAAAGAGAGCAATTGCCGTACCTGCGCTCACTCGACACCAATGGAAGATAGCACATGGAAATGTACGCGCTATGATGCAACTATCCCACTTGATGCACAGCATCAAGGGTGCGATGCTCATGTGTTACACCCGGGGCTTGTGCCGTATGAGTTTAAGCCAGGGCGGGATGAGTGGCACGCCATTTATATTATTAATGGCAAAGATGTAGAAAACGGAGAACACGGATTTAAGTCTAGCGAGATTATTGCTAATCCTGCTGAGTGTGCAGAACCATGTGAAATGACTAAGACTTTGAGAGATGAGATGGGGGGGAGGTTGGTGTGAATGTAAAACCAATGTTTTCTAGTGAAACAAATGCGAAGAATTCTGCACCATTTCCTTCTGCCGTTGTTATATTTTATGGAGTAAACAATGCTCCGTGACTACCAACAACGTGCCATCGACCAACTCTACGAGTGGTTTAGAAGTAACACAGGACACCCTTGCTTAGTGTCGCCGACAGGGTCTGGTAAATCTCACATTGTCGCTGCGCTTTGCAAAGATGCTGTAAAGAACTGGCCTGATACTCGTGTTCTGATGCTGACGCACGTTAAGGAATTGATTGAGCAGAACGCTGAGAAGATGCGCTTGCATTGGTCTAATGCACCGATGGGCATTTACTCAGCAAGTATTGGAAAGCGTCAGTTGGGTGAGGCAATCACCTTTGCAGGTATTCAGTCTGTGCGTAATAAGTCTAAGGCAATTGGTCATATTGACCTGTGCATTATTGATGAGTGTCACTTAGTGTCACACAAAGACGAAGGTGGCTATCGGACTTTAATCAATGAATTATTGGAAATCAATCCGAACATGCGAGTGGTAGGGTTATCTGCTACCCCCTATCGTCTTGGACACGGATTGATTACGGATAAACCAGCCTTGTTTGATGCGTTGATTGAGCCTGTCAGTATTGAGGAACTCATCTATAAAGGATTCCTTGCACCGCTTCGCTCTAGGGTTACAGAGTTAAAATTATCAACAGAAGGTGTACATACGCGCGGCGGTGAGTTTATTGAATCAGAGCTTCAAGCAATGGTTGATACCAGCGATAATAATGATGCAGTAGTAGATGAAGTGATTAGCCTTGCTGAAGATAGGAAGGCGTGGTTATTCTTTTGCGCTGGTGTGGATCATGCACAGCACATTAAGAATGTGTTGCTCAAAAGAGGAATTACGGCAGAATGTATCACAGGAGCAACACCTAAAGCTGAACGTGCAAATATACTGTCAGAGTATAAAGCTGGCAGAATACGCGCATTGACTAACTGTGATGTACTCACCACAGGTTTTGACTATCCTGACATCGACTTGATTGCAATGCTTAGACCTACCATGTCACCTAGTCTTTATGTACAGATGGCTGGGCGCGGACTTAGACCTAAGAGCCATACAGACCATTGCCTAGTCCTCGACTTTGCAGGGGTTGTTGAAACTCATGGCCCGATAACCAATGTAAAGCCACCGAAGAAAGGTGGCTCAGGCGATGGCCAAGCCCCGATTAAGGTGTGTGATGCTTGCCATGAGATTGTGCATATCAGCACAGAAGCATGCCCTAATTGTGGCGCACCGTTTCCAATAAGAGAGAAACCAGCGTTAGAGCTTCGAGATGTGGACATTATGGGCGTTCACGGCACTCCGATGGTAGTCAAGAAATGGGATTGGATGAAGTGCTATAGCAAGACCAGTGGCACAGAGATGATTAAGATTACTTATTATGGTGGCTTATCTGATAAACCAATAAAAGAATGCCTATGTATTAAACACGGCGGCTGGGCAGCGCAGAAGGCAGTTCAGTTATTGACTATACTCTTAAACCGTACAGGACAATTCATGCCTGTTGACGGTGATATTAATACATTATGTATTCAGATGAATAAGGTTGCTAGCCCGAAAGAGATTGAATATCGAATGGAAGGCAAGTATGCGAGAGTTTTATACAGGAAATTTGAATGAACATACCCACAATAGGAAAGAACGCACCCAAACCGAGTGTGAAGTCGGAGGACATGGAGCAAGCTGAGTTTATTCAGTGGATGAAGCGCAACTTACCAGCCCACAGGGTATTTGCTATCCCCAATGGGGGGCTTCGAGCAAAAAGTGTAGCCACTAAATTAAAGGCAACTGGAGTAGTTTCTGGAGTGCCAGATTTGTTTGTTCCTAGCCTCAGAACATTCATTGAGATGAAGCGCACCAAAGGCAGTCAGGTATCTGAGGAGCAGCGAGACTGGATGCATTACCTGCAAGATGTTGGGTACAACGCTAAGGTTTGCTATGGCAAAGATGAAGCAGTAGCATTTATTAAAGAAATATTTGTTGCATTAAATAAATGAGTGTTATATACTGGTAGCTCGTTAATACGGAGGAAGTAAAATGAAACTTGAAAACGCAATGATTGTATTTTTCTATTTTGCAACAGCAATGACAATGGCTGGACTTGGCGCATTAGTTTAGTTGGAGGTATTGAAATGAACCAACATAAATGGGCAAAAGAAATTAAAGCATGGGCTGCTGGTGATGATATTGAGAGTCGATTCTATTGGTCAACTGACCCTGAATGGTATTCAGATGCCTGTCCTGAGTGGGATAATGAAGATGTTATTTTCCGAATTAAACCTACACCTAAAGAGCCACAGTATTTGTATGTGTATAACGGAAATCACGGAATAATGCTTGGCATTAGAAAAGAATTAGACATTGATGGAATTGCATACATAGGAAAAATTAAACTGGAGGAAGTATGAAACACAACCAACAAGAACTCATGGATATTATGTACCACAACAAGCTCAAAGCTAAAGATGTTGCAGAACTTCTTTATTGCTTGCCTAACAATGTGCGCGTTTGGAGATGTGCTGGCGGCAATGCAATGCCTGATGCAAAGATGGAGTTGCTTAAATTAAAATTAAAGGCCAAGCAAGATGAACCGTGATTTGATTGTGAATGATTGATTAATGAAAGGAGAAGAATATGCATGAATCAAAGATAAGCCTAAGGTATCAAATGAAAAAGTTAAAAATTAAATTATTATGCTGTCTCCGATCACCAAGTCGCGCTAGAATAAGCCGTGACATAAGAAATTATAATAAAAAAGGAATATCAACAAATTGGATCTACGAAGGCAGAAGATTAGATTGAAAATAATTAATAGGTAGAGGGTATGGTATTACTTCACTCTTTTTATTCGCTCTAAGAGCCTTATACGAAGCCAAATTACTTCAATAAATTTATAAAAATAAAGAAAAATGATTAAAATGAAAGAACAAGAAAAATTTGCAGATGAATCAGACCGCGCCTCAGCACTTGAGGCGGCAGCAATTGATAATGGTATTGAACAAGCAAGAGCAAAGGCAGGAACCCTAGAATTTGAACCAACTGGGTTTTGTTTGAATTGTAATGAACCACTAGCGCAACCAAAAAGATTTTGTGATAAAGATTGTGCCGATGATCACGAATTAAGAAATAGGAAATAATAATGCCAATACCAACCCCGACCCCAAGTGAATCAGAATATAGCTTTATGCAACGATGTATGTCTGATGAAACAATGCGAGAAGAATATCCAACAGGCACACAAAGATATGCAGCCTGCATAAATCAATGGGCAAGGAAAGCAAAAGAATACGATGAGTGATCTAATCAATAGTCCAAGTCATTACACAAGCGGTGGCATTGAAACCATTGATTACATGGAAGCTAAGTCAACCGATGAGGAATACACAGGCCATCTTAGATTAACTGTGCTTAAATATCTATCTAGGGCTGGTTTGAAAACTGATGCCGCACTGGATTTAAAACTTAAAGAAATTCAAGACTTAGAAAAAGCCGAATGGTATTTGCGTAGGCTTATCTTGAAGAAGAAACAATTGGTTAATGCTTGAGTGGCATGACATTATATTCCCGCCAATTAACTTATGGAGTTTTTGGCTAAACTCCATGAGTTTGCTACACTTCGCACATTATGGCAGGTTCTAAAAAAGATTTCACGCAAGCGGCATTTGATGTGTTTCAGCAAGCAATTGGTGAGGCAGAAAAACCTATGCCTTTAACCGGCAGAAAAGCCAACAGTAGTAAAGGCGGTAAAATTGGCGGGGCTAAACGTGCAGAATCCATGACGGAAGAACAAAGAGCAGAGCAAGCTAAGAAGGCTGCCGATGCGCGATGGGCTTCTACCCCCCCCCGCAAAAGACGTGCCAAAGTAAGTCTGAATGAAGCGATTACCACAGATTTAGTACGTGATTATCTAAGAAAACTTGGCTACGACAATGACAAATCCATTGTGATTGAACGTGAGAAAACCGCAGATTCACAGATAGACAAACTTCTACAAACGGCTTCTAAAAAAGGTAGCGGCATAGGTCGACCTGATTTTATTATCACCAGCCCACAAACAGTAAAAAACTTGGTATGTGTTGTTGAGTGCAAGGCTGATGTTGCCAAACATAAAAGCGATACGCTGACCAAATATGCGGATTACGCAGTAGATGGCGCAAAGCTGTACGCAACCTACCTATCCAAAGAAAAAGATGTTTTGTATATTGGTGTTAGCGGACAAAACGAGCAAGAGCTACGGGTGAATCATTACCTGCAACTCAAAAACGAAAAGCCAGCAGAGGTATTTAACCCCAATAAGCTATATCCGTTTAAAGACTACATTGAGCAGTACAAAAAAGCACGGTTTCGGGTTGATTATGAGGCTTTAATTAAATACACCCGAGACTTAAACGGTGAATTACATAAGAAAAAAATTCCTGAACATAACCGTGCCATTTTGTTTAGTGGCATATTGATTGCGCTGGAAGATGATACCTTTCATGACACCTTTGCCAGCTACACCAACGCAAAACGCCTAAGTGATTTTCTGGTTGAAAGTGTTACTCAAAAACTGGAATACGCAAACATCCCCAAAACCCGTGTCCATGAGATGCAGCAGGCGTATAACTTCATCAAATCGCACACTGCCTTGATTGATGAGGGCTACTTAATCACGCTGGTGAGCGAAATTCACAAAGAAGTACGCCCGTTCATCAAGTCCAACCAGCACTTTGACATTATCAGCCATTGTTATGTGGAATTTCTGAAATATGCGAATAACGATAGCGGGTTAGGGATTGTACTCACCCCAGCGCACATTACTGAGCTATTTTGCGAACTGGCAAACGTCACCAAAGACAGCGTGGTGTTGGATAACTGTTGTGGCACATCCAGCTTTTTGATTGCTGCAATGCAAAAGATGATTACGCAAGCTAATGGTGATCAAACCGAGATTGAGAAAATCAAAAAAGAACGCTTGGTAGGTATTGAGTATCAAGACCATATTTTTACGCTTGCCGTATCGAATATGATTATTCACGGCGATGGTAAAACAAACATCATCAAAGGCGATTGCTTTAAAAAAATCCAAGATACGCACAAATACAAGCCAACAGTAGGTCTGCTCAATCCGCCTTACAATGACGTAACTGGTATTGATGAACTCGTGTTTATCGAGAATAACCTATCAGCCATCGAGAAAAACGGCATAGTTGTGGCGATTGTACCGATGCGATGTGCGCTATATCAAGATGGTCAAGGTGATATACTCAAGCAAAGGTTGCTTGATAGTCACACACTGGAAGCTGTTATGTCTATGCCAGATGATTTGTTTTACCCCGTTGGCACAGTCACATGTGTGATGGTGTTTAGAGCGCAAATTCCGCACGCCGTGAGCAACAAAAAAACGTGGTTTGGTTATTGGAAGAGTGACGGCTTTGCAAAAGTTAAACATCGTGGACGTGTTGATGCAAATAACTTATGGCAGAGTATTAAATCACATTGGCTTGAAATGTACCGTAACCGTGAGTCGAAGGCAGGTGAAAGTATCCTGCAATATGTTGGCGCAAAGGATGAATGGTGTGCAGAAGCCTATATGGAAACTGACTACTCTCAACTTTCTCAGTCCTCTTTTGAAGAGTCTGTTAAGAAATTTATTGCCTTTAATCTCATAAGCAGCCAAGAGACTTAGATATGAATCTTGTAAGATTAGATGAGTTATTTGATGTTAAATACGGTTCAAATCTTGAGCTAAATGCGCTACATAAAGATGAGCATGGCATAAATTTTGTTTCTCGTACTGCTAAAAATAATGGCGTTTCTGCGAAAGTAAAACCAATTAGCGGATTAGACCCGATACCAGCAGGTGTTTTAACAGTAGCGGGCGGTGGCTCTGTATTAGAAACTTTCTTGCAAAACAAGCCGTTTTATTCAGGCCGAGATTTATATTACTTAATTCCAAAAACAGGAATGTCAGATACGCAAAAATTGTTTTACGCGTTCTGTATTCGAACAAACAAATATAAATACAATTATGGCAGACAAGCTAATAAAACTTTACGAAGCATAATGATTCCCGATCTATCCGAAGTTCCCGATTGGATTGAATTGTCAGTCAAAAAAATAAAGAAAAATGTAATTAAAAACATAGGTTTATAACAATATCACAATCATAAATTGATTGACTTTTCACTTACTTAAGCATATAATTCATTTTGAAATATCGAAAAGGGTATTCAAAATGAACAGACTAGATAACAAAGAACGCGCCAATATCCTCAGAATTATTTGCGAAGGCATGGGGATTAACGCGACATGCCGTGTGACTGGCGCATCTAAAAACACTGTTCTAAAACTGCTGGCTGATGTAGGTAAAGAAGGCGAAGCTAACTTTGATTTAATCTTTGGTAAGAAGAAAACAAACGGCGGTTGGGTGCCACCCCCATTATCGTTAAATGAATACCCAGATAACGGTGAGATTTCAGATGAACCGCCTAGAAATGAATGGTGAGTGCCAACATAAGATTCTGAGCCGCATTTCCATAGTTTGCTTTAAACCATTAAAGAAACTATCACTGACACCCTTTCAGCTCACATTCTGCCAACCAGGCATTATAGAGAGCATTATAATCTAGCGTTGTAATTACACAGGCTTCTTCTAGCGTTTTTGCGTATTCTCCAGTAGTGGCTGCGTCACTGTTTCGCCAGCTTTCGGTAGATGTGTTGGCGGTTTCGAGAATTTTGGACAATCGCTCGCGGTAACTAACGCTTTGTTGGCGCAACTTATCATTAAGAGCGACAATAATGGTGCTATTCTTAGTGCTAATTTTTTCATAATAATCACGAACCCCGTTAAGTTGATTAAGATAATCTGCTGCTTGTTGTGATTTAATTTGTTCTGATTCTTTTGCGATACGCGCATTTTCTAACTGCTGAGCAACACGTTGTTGCTCAACCTGCAATTTATAGCTTTGTAACTCTAATGTAGCTACATCTCGCTGGTGTTTCAATATTGCGATATACGCAAATAGGCTAATTATAATAAAACCAACCGCTAATTGTTTCCACCAAACTTTTAAGAAAGTCATCAAGATAGACATCATACTGCCTCAGTTTTTCGTGTTCGTTTGTCATTTGATATTCTATTTGCAAATTTATCAGCAGTGTGACCTGCAACTAATGCTACAACATTGAAATTAACTATATCTACAAAATTATTACCTGATAATTTATCAGCGAAAAGCAAAAAAGCAGACAAGCCTGTTAGCCCAATTGCGAACAGGAATCGTCTGCCACCATAATAGTCGAATCTCATAATGTTTTACCAGCCTGGAAATCAGCAATCCTTAATCCATCTGTAAATTGAAAATGCGCCATTTCTTTATTTCGATTCCAACGCCATGCCCATTCCAACCCAATACCTTCCCCAATCGCACCTATTTGTTCCCATAGCTTCAAGTCATCGCCTTTAGTCCCCCAAACAGGTTTCCCGTTACGAAGTGGGACAACATCAAAGGCCACCTTCCAATTATGGAAGGACTGCCCAGCTTTGGCATTAGTGACAATCTTACCCGGCGCAGTCCTGCCTTGTGCATATAGTGCATTTTGGCTGTCTGCATCTCTATAAGTAGAACAAATCAGGACATCAATGCCTGATTTATCACATTCATTTATGAATTTTTCTGCTAATGCTTTAACCTTTGGATGCAAATCATCTAACGAGCGACTGTTAATCATCTAATGCCCCAATATAGCACGCGAAATCCAAGAGATAATCGCTCCTATAAGAGAAGCAATCATCATTCCAACCCAGAAGCCACCACGACTTTTATTAGCTAAAGCAAGCAGCTCCTCAAGAGCAATTTCCATCTTGTCAATCTTTTTCTCAAGGAGTTCTACCTTTGAAATAAGTTTTCCATATTCTACTGGATTAATATCTTCCATTTATTCCTCGGCTGGGTATCTTTATTTTTGTCATTTCGTTATAGTTTATTATTTAATTTAAAGAACTGCTTGTTGAAGGGGGGTTAAGTCTAAATCCCCGTAAAAATCAGCCCCCCTTGCTATCTGAATTTCTAGGTGTTCTTTATTGCGAGCTACGGTATCAGCCCAGTCAGCGTCAGACATACCTTCTGGCTTGCCTTGATTGAGTAAGTTTACGCTGTCCATCGCGGCATTGTAGTGATCTTGTGGTGTTAATTCTAACATTTAAATATCTCCTTCTAGTGTGGCAAGTCTTGCTGACAAGTCTTGAATGATTGCTTGTTGCTCCTGGATTGCTTTAACCAATACAGGAATCAAATGAGAATCAGTGATTTTAAGTTTATCAGCATCTTCATTATCTACGATAACTGGGCCAGCACCTTCCAATGCCAGTACGTCCTGAGCGCCGAAGCCGTATTTAACTTGTCCGTGAACAATATCACTATCACGTGATTCTTTAAACTGGTATTTGATTGGTTTCAGTTTGGTAACAAAGTCCAAACCATGCGGCACATCGCCCAAAACCTTCTTATCGCGCAAATCAGAAACAACAGTCCACGCTACCTTAACATAGGCATTGGTGACATAAGTTGAACCCATGCTGATGCGATGGTTCTCTGTTGTTATATTATAAGCTGGAGTAAACCCAATCCCATAAACGTAACCACCGATCATTACGTTATTAGAACCAGTAGTGTTGTTGTATCCTGCGTATAAACCAAAAGCAGTGTTGTTGTTCCCGGTGGTGTTGTATCTAAGGGCTTCCAAGCCACTGGCAGTGTTGTTGCTTCCAGTAGTATTGAAATGGAGTGCACCCAAGCCACTAGCTGTGTTGGAGCTACCAGTTGTGTTGGAGTAGAGTGCGCTCACGCCACTAGCGGTATTGTAGTTACCAGTTGTGTTGGAGTAGAGTGCGCTCACGCCACTAGCGATGTTTTGTGTACCAGTAGTATTGAAACGGAGTGCATCCACACCACTAGCTGTATTGTAACTACCCGTAGTGTTGGAGTAGAGTGCATTCAAACCATTAGCGGTGTTTTGTGTACCAGTAGTATTGAAGCGGAGCGCATCCATACCATTAGCTGTGTTGCTTGGCCCCGCGCCTCCACCACGACCTATTGTGATGCCGTAAATCGTTGCATCACCAAATGCCACAACCAGCTTAGTACCATCAAACGTCAACCCTGCACTGTCAGTTAGCAGCCCACCCGTAGTGGCGTAGGTGATACGACCTGAGGTTAAGCCGGAATCTGTGAGGGATGTGAATTTCCCTGATGATGGAGTAATTTCACCCACAGTACCATTGATATTAATATCATATCTTGCTGACAAATCCCCCCAAGTGCCACCACTCCATTTTTGATGCTTAAATTCAGCACTGTTCCAACGAATCGCATTAATTGGCAAATTTGTTGGGGTTGTTAATGCGGGGTCTAATCCAATTGTTAAGTCATCAAAACGAGCATCTATCTCACTAGTGTAAGCAGTATATAAACTGGTATTGGTTGGTTTGCTATGATCTGCCATCTTAATATCCTTTTACTGACCATGAGATAGTACCATTAACTCTTGTGCCTGTGCTATTAAATAAATAAACTCTAAAGCCTTCTGGATAAGTGCTTATATTCCCACTTGTATTGGCTGTTGTTATATTCACTGTATATTGGTTCGCATTAACCACACTGGCAACAGCATATACCCCATTAGGTGCATTACCACTTGTAAAATTTAATCTTACTTTTTGTCCAGCTATTAAATTATGCCCCGTGACATTAATTGTTGCCACATTGCTAGTAATTGAATAGGTGCCTGTAATTACAGCATCTTGAAAATTATAAACAGGAGTTAATAAAGTAGTGCCATTCGGAGAAACAGTAATGCTTGAAATGTCTAAAAATTCTTTATTAAAGTTAATAACTGTGCCACTAGCATCAGTTGAAACGGCACTTCCAGTTCCAGCATCATTAATCAATTTTGCATTTAATAATAAATCTAATGAATTTAATAAATAAATACCAGTTGCGCTTGCTGAAACATTAAATGTTACTTTTACATATCTAAAAGCACTGGCAAATAATGAAGTCACATTATTATAGGTTGTATAAGTAATATTGTCATCTGATACGGAAATATCAACGGATATAGTAGCTGTAGTGGCGATAGTATCACCTGTATAAGTAACAGTAATTTGACTGCTCCCTAACACAGTTCCATAATCAAACACTTCTTCGTAGTACCCAGTTGTTGCGCTTGGTTGAATGAATATTGGATAACCAGCAGCTATTTGAGCAGCAGGGTCACTCCATGATCTTGATGTGAAGTGAGTAGCCCATGTTTCTGTAGTATTAACTGGAATCAATACGCCGCCCTGGTCGTTTATTGCAGATGATTTGATTCCATTAAATGTGCTTGAATATGAGGCATGAAATACAAAATCGGGCGGCGCACTTACTTTTACAGAAATGCTAAGTGGTGTTGAATAATTATCATCAGTATCACGAACAGCAACCCAATATGTATAAGTTCCGCCAGCTACTTCAGCAAGGCTGGTAAAGCCCCCTGATTTATGCCCGATGACTTCAGCCGTACCCCATGTTGCCCCTTTTTTGAGCAATACATCTTGCACTGGCAAAGTAGTTGCAGATGGCAAATCCCAATAAAATAAAATATTATTATCAATAATTTGCGCCCTTAAATTTGTTACTGGATTAGGTGCTAATTTAGTAACATATAAACTTGTTGCAGTCGATTGGATATTATTGGCATCAACAGTAGTAACTGTGAATGTTTTATTGCCAATCCAATTTGCGGGTAAAATAATTTTTGATGTTCTAGTCGTTACTATTATTGAATCATAAGCAACAATATAATGACTTAATCCAAATTGAGGCATAACATCAGCCCAGTCCAATGTGATGCTCGCATTAGTTAAGCTAGTGTCTTGGAACTCAAAATTGATTACTGAAACTGGAGGAACAGCATCGCTTGTAAATGTGATAGCTGTGGCTGTTGTGCTATATAAATTCACAACATCTATGGCTTTAATATAATAAGTTGCAGTTATTCCATCAAGCAAACATTCTGACGATGTGCCACGATAAATATAGCCAGAATCGCCCCAATCACTATCGCTAGTGCGAACTTCATAGCCATATATATCTACTTCAGGATTATCATCCCACTGTAATTTTACTTTTGCTTTATCAATAGAGGTAGATAATCCAGTAGGTGCAGAAGGCGGGTTAATTTTACCAATTACGGTATGATCACTTGAATAGACCCACTCCCCAGCACGACCATCATCTGTCACATAGCGTAGGCGCATTTTATAAATGCTACCTTCTTGTACGTCATCAAAATAGATACATCCATCTTTTATTGGCACAGTTTTGGTTGTTTGCCATAATAGAGCAGCATCTTCTGAGTAATCAATTTGACCTTCGACATATTTGGCAATGAATGGCAATCGCGCTGGATTTGTAAATGAAACCTTAATACGATACATGAATGTTTTTGGCGCGAGCATAACCATCACTGAATCATCGCTGACAATGCCACTAATCGTTGGACTTGCAAAAATCTTTTGTTGTAATAATGTAGGTGGCAGAGTGATATTGCTTGCAAATGCAGGAATAGGCTCTAAGTCACTATCATAGATAGCTGGTGAATAATCAACTAATGTAATGCGAGCCGTTAAATTAGAGGTAGGCTCAATGCTTTGCACAATCAAATCAGTTGTGGCATTATCAATCGCACCAAACATAAATAGATTGCCATTTTCTGCTTCAGTAGCAGTAACGGATGTCGTTAAATCTATTGTTGTATAATGACCATCTGTTGCCTTAGCAGCCACGGTTCTAGTAATGCTAGTTCCATCTGTTAATCTGATACGGATTGTGTATTGCACTCCAGCATCCATAGGCATGGATTCATCTAATGCAAGTTGAGTAGATGTAATGCGTGACTTAATCCTGCCTGAGCCAATTCCCCACATAGGAACATCATGGCTCACTTTAACTAAATCGCCTCTAGTACAAACTAGATGCTCAATATCAGCATTAAGTGTGTAAGTTTCTGGGCGTAATTTAATTTGTGCAAAATGGAAACGAGCATGTTTATAAATGGTATTTCCAACTGTTACACCATTCAGAGTTAATTGCTCATATAAGGTAGCGTTGGTTGCATCATACCCATCGTTATAAACAATATATTCGTCTGGCTGAAACCCTTGTTCACTATTAATAAATGGCACTCTAAACGCATGAGGAATGATAGGTAAGGTTTTGACTGATTCAAATCCCCATGAGTTATGTGGCGTAAAAAATTGAGTTGTAGTGGCACGAGGCTTATCAGTAACGACAGTCCATATACCATCCATCAATGTAGGCGATGACCGCCCTGCCGCACAAATATCTTTTAAAACTTCAAGCAAACTTCTGCGGCTTGTAATTACTGCATCGTATGTAAATCCATTGGTTTCGCAATATTCATGCCATTCAATTAACGCATTTAAATCAATTTTTGTATCATCCAATGCTTTTGCATTGGCGGGATGTTGTAACACATATCTAAATAAGCTAGCAGGATTCCTAGTTGGTCTTTCAATCCAAGTTGATGTTGTATCATCCCAATCCAAACATATCGAGCATAGAGTGGCAGAAATTCCTTCTAAGTTGCCATTAAATTGGTCAGTTGCTTTAACACGCAAAGCAGACATGGCTAATGGTTTCGGCTCAACCACTGGTCTTGTATTGCCAAATGCGGTTATGGCTGAAAGCGTAGATGAGTAATAATTGTGATATTTAACCCCGCCGATTGTTTCCTCGTTTAAATTATAATTATTGCGTCTGATTCTGACTTGATATTTACCGTATGGCACATGAAATAAAACATTGTAACTAAACGCATCTTTACGCTTAACAAAACTTTCACCAGCTAAGCCTAATGATATTGTTTGGCTTCTTTCCGATCTTGAAATCGTGCCAGAAGCCAATGTCGCTTCATATCCGACAATGGTTGGAACTATTCCGCCAGAGTTTCCGGTATATTCGTTAATCGTTAAATTCAGTCCTGTGTATGTTCCATCAATCGCAGACCTTAAATCTGTTGTTGTATGAATATTGTTGCCGTATAAACAAACTCTCCATAATTCCGTTTCTCCAGCTCGAATTGCTGGTAAGCGCAAATAGGTTGTATTTAAATTGCTTGTATCTTCTTTTAATTTATTAAGTAATGTTGCACTTGGTTCTGCATTAGGATTGTCTGTATAAGATCCTTTACGCAACACAACATTGTTGTAATTATCTAAAATAATAGAACACCATTGGTAAACTGGCACTTGATTGCGCGAAAAGCCGCCTGTTTCATAATAAGCAGAACCTAAATTCATTGTTGTGCTATTACTTATTTGTTCTATAAAATTCCAATCTGTTAATGGAGCTAATGTGTCTGGGTCAACCTCTCTAACTTGAATATCAGCATTAAATGGGGCTTCATAAACTCCACCTGCTCTTTTAGTATCTAATGCAATTTTTCGCAATCCCTCTGGGAAATGCAAAATAACATTTATAGAAGTGCATAATTCGTTAATGGTACGTTCAACCCAGGGGTTTACTATTTGGCTGGTATTACTTGCCCCAGTTACAGTGCCAGTTGCATTAGCGGCAGTTTGTGAATATTTGAATGTGGTCGAGTTTATAATCTCAGTAACCAAAAATGTACCATTAAAGCCAGTTACTCCAGCAACAGTTACATTTCTATCAACAATATAAGTATGTGCAGTTGTTGTAACGACCGTTACAACATTTGATGTGCGAGAAATGCTGCTGATAGTCTTATTAGTTAATTCAGCAGGTAATTGTGTATTGATTATTTGTTGTTCAACATCATTTGGATAGATTTCATTAAATCTATCTTTTGAGATAGATGGATCATTAAATCCTGATAATGTTTCAATTTCCAGTTCCTCTAATGTATTAATATCAGTAGCACCAATCCGCAGGTCTGATACTTGCAAGCCGCCATAGCCCCATACCAACAACATTCTTAAATAAGACGTATCAGCATTGGCTTCAGCATATATCTGTGCGCCTAAAGGGGCTGTGTATCGAATTTTACCTAATACTACTGGGATAGCTTCGTATGGAGTGGGGCTATTACTCCCACCTTGCAATAAATTTTGTTTTTGTGCAGTTCCAACATTTCCAGGGGGTGATGGTGGGCGAATTGGGAATATGGCATTAAGTAGCAATGTTCCTACAATTGAAATCCCAGCTTGCGCCACAGCTAATGCAGTTGCCGTAGCCTCAATTCCCATTGCACCTAAAGCAATAGGGGCGAAATGAGTTGCGGCAACCACAACTGCAATTGCCATTACTACTTTTAATGCGCCCTTACCAGCAACCGCACGATATTGAATCATATCGCCATTTGCAGGAATCATTGTCCAATTTTCTTGTGGAATTGGCACACCATTAACCATGATAACTACATTGTTATCAACGTGGACATCAGATGCATATTCTTTTTTTATGTATTCTACTATTTCATTAATAGTTGAATCTGCTGGAACATGTCCGTCTATGCGAGTATTTTGCAACGGGTTTGGGCAAGCAATAATAGATAAATCGCCATTATCGGCTTTAGCAATATATCTGTAAGCCCCACCTATTCTATACTTCCATTTGCCAGTATCATAACGCTCTATGGCTGTATTTATGTTCTCAATAGTATGTATGAAATGAGTTGGTGAAATAACAACGCCAACATGAGATAAACTGCCTTCTGCTCGCAATAGAAGAACATCACCAACAACGGGATTATCTGTCTTAATCCAGTTCTCTTTATTGATGGCAATTAATTCTGCTATTTTTTTATGATCATCATTGGATTCATATTTGTCATCAAAAGATGGCAAATCAATACCAAACCGTTCGCTATATATTAATTTAACAAGCCCCCAGCAATCTAGTCCATCGGTGTCTCTCCCCATCTTTTTGTATGGGATGCCAATATATTCGTTCCACCAATTTTTCATTAATATAACCCTGGGAAATATGACGGGGTAAAAGCATGTGCTGGGAATGGCTCTACTGACAAACTATCAACCACTAATTCAGCAGTAACGCTATTAGCATTATAATTTATTCCTGACATTAAGAACCCCTCAAAAGCCACTTCTACAACATCGGGAGTGTTCGTTAAAACTAATTCGATTAAAACATTAAGCGTAACACTAGCTTCTCTGATTGCTGGAATTATATAGCGAGTAACATCATTAATTGTAATCTGGCATCGAGGTGCCGATTCTGTTTCCTCTGTTGGCAAATTGATGTTAAATGGGATAAATATAAAGCTATTCCCACGGCTGATTAAGCCATAAATTACCTCATCATCAGTTTCAGATAATCGTTGCGTATAATTATCAGCTATACGAATTGGAGTGGGCAATCCTGTTCCGCTAATTGTAACTAATACTGCCAATGTATCATCAGCATCTTGACTAAACATAGCCCGTAATGCCGCTGGCGACAACGACCCTAATCTACTCATGGCATTTGCTCTAATGAAAGTGATATTTTATAAAGATCTGACGCAAAATGAGATATATCAAAATATTTTCCATCGCTTGCCGGAACAATTCGCACTTCAATACTAACTTGTGTTCTGGGATGTATAAAATTAAATCTAGCCGTTCCTCTTATTGTAGTAATTATAAATGTTTCCAATGTGGCAATTTGTGTATTGTCCATTATAAAGTCAACATTCATAGTTCTTGGCCTAGTGCCTCTATATCGCATTTTTGCTGGCCCCATGTCCATAGGAGTAACTAATGTAAGCACACCTGATGCCTCAGAATAACTATGAGCATCGGCACTTGTTGGTAGTGTTTCAGGCCATGTGTGTGCTGCCATGATTATCTTCCTATTAATGTTGGACTTGCATTAAATGTATTGCGAATAGCTTGGTTAGCACCAGAGCCATTACGTCTAATTTCACCAGCCACCATTTCGCCAATTGTGACTTCTATCCTTCGATTGCCACGGCTATCAATTGTTTCATTGGCGGTGGCTTGTGATGAACTATTGTTATTAATAACAACAGATACGTTGCCACCAACTCCCCCACCATTGTTTTGATGGGCAGGAATGATTGCCTCACCTTTATGAATCTGAGCAACCATATCATAAGGAACAAAGTTCGTGCCAGTTGCGAAAGAGCGTTTAGGCGTAAAGTTCAAATATGGATTGGCATCAATATTATAATCGCCTGCTGATGCTGATACTCCGCCTAATGTTGGTTGAAACAATCCACTGAATATATCAGCAAGCCCATCTGATTTGCCCAATGCCCCTGTAATTGCCTTTGTAAGTGGGTTTGTTATTTTATCTTGAATTGTCAAACGTAAAATATCTTTAAGTATTGAATTTATCATGTCACTAAACCCAACCTTAGTGCCAGTCATCCAATCAGTCATTGATTGAGCTGCGTTTTTAGCAAAACCATCAATGGTTCGCTCTAATGATTTATATAAAGATTCTTGCTCTTTAATATCTTGATTCCCCTGATATACACGTTTATTTTTATCTTCTTCTAATGTTTTCTGGATGGCTTCTTTTTCTCTCAATGTTTTTTTGAGCTCAACTTGTTCTTTTAGCATATTGATGTAGTCTTGAGCATATTTAATGCTTTCTTCTGTTGCGCCATTTAATTGAGCCTGAGCAACAATTTGCTCATTTGTTGCAATAGCATCTTCTAATTTTGCAATTTGCGACAGTGCGTAGGCCTCTTCACCCATGAGTAGTATAGAAATAGCTTCATTGCGCTTATCAACCTCTTTTTTCAACTCATCATTATTGCCAATGGCTTCAACACGAGCCTGTTCTTGAGCCTTATTAAATTCAGCAATAGCCTGACGATGTGCTTCAATTGCTTCTTCATTACGCTTCCTTACATCTTCAGATTCTTTTAATTGTCGGACACGCTCTTTATCGGCTTCTTTATCTGCTTTCTTAGCCCCAGTAAGCTCACGGATTTTATTCGTAGCTTCCTCAATAATCTTATTGCGTGATGCAGAATCAATATCTTTGGCCGCCTTAGCCATCTCGATAATTTTCCTTTGCATCGCAACTTCTTCAGACATAATCTTAATATTCTGATCGCGTAAGAATTTCTCTGCCGCTGCAGACTTGTCTGTTGTATCTTTGATTGTTTTTTCTGCTTCAATTCTTTGCAATTGTAAATCGTGATAAACAGTTAATGAATCGCTTAATTCTATCTGTGTTTTAAGCAGTTGTGCCTCAAAAATACCAACATAGCCAGGCATTATTTTATCAACACCCCTAGCTTTTAAATTATCTAGTTGTGTTTGTAAAGCAATCTCGCGTTTAGTCAATATTTCACGACGTTTGGCATTTTGTTCCAATAGCCCTGGCGTTGCTTTAATTAATGCTTCAGGTGCCTTTTCAAGCTCTTCTCTAGCGCGTTTAGCTTTTTCATATAGCGCATCTAATGCAGATGAGCTTGATTTCCCGAATATTTGGAACGCAACAGCCCCCACACCTAAAGCTGTAATTAACACCCCGATTGGGCCGCCTAACGCAGCAATAATCCCTCTCCCAGCAACCATCAGTGGATTTGATGCCGCCAGAGCTTTATTTAGATTTGTTTGTGCAATCGCAGCATTACCTGCGGTAATTGAATATAATGTTGTTGCTTTAGCGTTGTTCCCTATGGATACCGCACCAGCGTTGCTTGCAATGGCGGCTGCAACCTGCGCCTCTGTATATGCGACTTGCGCCCTAGCTGCAACAACATCACCAGCGGCCTTAGCTGCCGTAACTCTTTGTTCTTCTACGATAGCTGCCGCCAGGGTGGCTTTTACACCAATCCATCGGCCTATCGCACCAATAAGCCCAATAATAGCTACCGTGGCTAACATATTAATATTATCCGCAAGAGCAATGATGCTAGCCGTAATAATTTTAGATGCCCCAGTAGCTTTATCTTGTTCGCCAACAAATTGTTTAAGATTGTTAGTCAATACCGTGATAGCACTTGAGATTGTCCCCACTTCTGTAGCTTGTTTTCGCAATGAAGCTAGATATTCAGGGTCAGTCCATGCTTTCAATAATTCTTCACGGGTAATCTTACCTTGAGCTGACAAATCTTTTAATGCGCCAAAAGGAACACCAATTGCTTTTGCCAATTGGCGTAACAATGCTGGCGCACCTTCGGCTACAGCCAAGAACTCTTGACCATTCAATTTACCTGAGCCGAATGATTGAGAGAGTTGCAACATAACAGAATTTGTTTCTTGGACAGTCGCATTGTTCGTACGAAGGGCTAATGAAATTGTTTCTGTTACAGATGAAACTTGATTTTGAGTTACATTGAAATCTCTAAGATTGTTGTTCAATCGAGCATATAGAACACCGATCGCACCAATATCAGATTGAGCTGTTCTACCAATGCGAATTACATTTTCGTAGGCTATAGAATAATCATTTGCTGTTTTTGTAGATAATTTTAATTGTGATTCAAACCTTTTGTATGAATCTGCCAATTCGACTAATTTAAATACACCAAATGATGACGCAAGTCCGCCAAAGGCTTTTTTTGCCAGCGCAACCGATTTGTCAATGTTACGCATTGACGCATCGACAACCTTATTTGCCTTGTTCATGTCTGATTGCAGACGTGCTAAATCAGCAAATAATTTAATCTCAATTGAGCCAGCATTAAGAGCCATAATTAACCTCTAGCGTAAAATACCCTTGATGTGTTGAGCTAGTTTCTTTTGGTCTTGCTCAACTACCTTGCCTGGCGGGGGGCAATCAACTTTAGCTGAGATGTGAGATTGCTCCACATAAACTGCCGAGGCTTGTCGAATTATACTCAATTCCCACGGGCTTAGGGTAATTCCTTGCTGCTTCTGCCAAGATTCAAGCTCTTGCCAACTTAATGGCACAAGACCCATTCCGGTATTAATACAGGCTCCTGCACTCATTAAGTAATGAAACAGATAATCACATCGTAATTCAGGCCATAATATTTCTTTATCTTCCCGTATGTACTTTGTATATCTGCTTTCTTCTTGCATGCCTGGCTTGCTATGAAGCCAGACATAATACTTAACAAAAAGCATTACTTCGTTGGCAAGCTCGGCATAAAATTTTCAGTGTCACTCAAGAATTTCTCAACTTGATCTGTAATGTAGGCAAGTTTAGGATTTGAGTACAACGCCAGCGCGCCACCATCAATAGGGAAGTTGTTTAATGATGCAGTTACCGCAGCATAGAACTCAGCATTTGTCTGACGGATTTCTTCAGCATCATTCTTCAATGTCTTACCGCGCAACAAAGCGATAGAACGTGCTTGTGTCGCAGTATCTAGTTTGTATTTAGCATTAATGAATTGTTTTGAACCTGTGCCGTACAATGTAATTGTCACAGGCTCACCACCTACCAACAACTCATCACCCTTTGGGGTTAATACAGTCAATGTCGCTGTATCAATCGTTTCAAATTGAGATAAATCAAAATCTTTACTCATATTACCTCCGTAATAGAAAAACTCCGTAAAAGATTGGGCGCGCGACGGAGAACACGCTTTGTCAGCCTAAGCTCTAGCCAAAATTTAATTATGCTAAATCTTCAACGATGCCTACACCGCCAGCACTAGTAGTGATAGACAATGTCACTGAAGCCATACGCATTGAATCAACGCCACCTGTTGCTTTCGTCAATGCCATTACTTTTGCTTGGAAGTAATCAATATCCCCATTTGGATATGTTACTGCAAAGCTATAATCGCTATCTGAAGCTAATGCGTTTTTCAACAATGCCATACCTGCGTCCGTGCTGTCATAACCAATTGAAAGCGTTTTATTGCCTTCATTGAATGAACCTTTATATTTGCGTGTGCCACGCGTGTCAATCGGGTTGAAAGTCACTTCTGCGTATTCACGACCATGTTCGCCACCATCTTCGATGTTGCCGATAGTTGTGAATGTCAACGCGGCGTAACCAGCTACATTGAATGTTGCTGGGGTTGACGCACTAACGCCAATCTGAGTTCCTGCTACTGTACCTAAAGTCATAATAATGCTCCTTAAAAATTAATTGCCATGTGCTATGCGGAAATCAATAGCTGAGTAAAAAATATCCTCATCATCATCTCTTAAATCCGCGCCTACTCCGTCCTTAATAACGCTATCTACTTGAATGCCATTAAACATTCCTTGCTTGTGATTACAAGCAGTATTAACCAATGCAATCACTTGCTTAGCCTGTGGATAAGTTTGTGCCGCAACAGTAATTTGTATTCTACTTCTTAAACGATTCGATGTTAAGCTGATTGATGTATCTTCTGTGCTAGATACTAACATATATGTTAAAGCTGGCAAAGTTGTACCCAAAGGGATGACGCTAGGGAACATCCTAGACTTTGGAACAACAGCTAATAATGCTGCGTCTTTAGATAGTAAATCATAGATTGCTTTTTCTGCTGACATTATTCACTTACCTCTCTTGCCATCTGCTTAATATCTCGGTCATTCAGTCTTTCTCTAATCTTGCTTGCAATTGCCGCTACTGCTTCACTACTACGCGCATCCATCGCGGGGCGTAGGAATGGTTTTGCCGTTGTGCCTGGGTGATTAACTGAATATGTCATTACTTTTTTACCAACGAGCCCCATACCTTTTGGTATAAATACCAATAGGTTCTTATTCTTGCCAGCTTTGATGGTATGTGCGGCAGCCCCAAACTCAATAAACTTAGCATAGAAAGCACTTTTTTCCTTCTTGCCACCGCCTTTACGACCCCCTGCTTTTACATAGCCTTCAACACCTGTTGGGGTTTTATTTGTGCCTGTTCTGATACTGCGCTTTAAATTACCATAGCGCACAGAAACATTTTGCCTAGCTTCTCTAGCAACAACATTAGCACCTTGACGCAATGCTGCTCGCATAATATTGCGTTCAATCTTGAGGGGTAGCGTATTAAGTGCTTCCACTAATTCCTTCAATCCGCTAATGCTAGTGTACTGCATAGTCCTCTGCCATAAACTCCATTGCATCTTTGCGACCAATCTCGGCAGGCTTGCTAACAATCTGAAGCACTCTGTCACTGCGATCAAGCATCACAATACGCATTGTTGAATCAATGCCCTCATCATAGCGCACCATCACCTTACAAGGGCGTTTAAGCAATCGTAAATCACTATTCGTTGATTCCTGTGACCGTGTGGTCACATCTTGGATGCTTGCCCAGCACTCTTTATACGTTGTCCATGCGACAACCTCTGAGCCATAGTCAGCATCGTTCGTGACTGACTTTTGTTCAATGCGAATAAATCTGTCTAGTTTACCGATTTTCATTACACGCCCAATTCTAATCGATATGGTTGCAATAAGTTGTAAACACCTAAAGGCAATGAGTTAAATGTCACTCTTGATGTCGCTGCAATATCTTCTTGGCGATTTTCATACAGATTACCAACTAGAAGTAGCATTGCCGATTTAATTGCCTTTGGAATGTTAGATGTTGTATTCCCTACAGTTAATCTAATCTTTACATTATTCGCCACACCGTTTGTGGTAGGCCATATTTGATTGGCTTGCAACACAATCCAATTTGGCTGTGAATAATCATCTAGCGCATAAACTGTGTTTGCCAATGTATTCTCAATGCCTTGTGGGTCAATATATTTAATTGACGTAATAGAAATCACTGGCGTGAGTGGCAACTCGATTCCATTTTCAGGAAAGTTATCATAAGCCACTTCAATCGTTTGCTGTGCCAATGCGCGACCAGTGTATTGCTCACACCATTCTCGTGCAGATGAAATTAACAATTCAATTTTGGCATCGTCAGGATGCGCTTCAGGTGAGCCAAATGCTTCAATACGCAAATGGTCACGCGCCTCTGCAAGTAAAATAGGCTCTGTAGTTGCCGCAATAATAATTTTATATGCCATGATTTACCTTTTCATTCTACTAACACTGGCTCTCTTAATAATGCCAACTCCGTCATTATAAACGATATTAGGACATTGATAGAATCCGATACCAAGTTCTGGCAACCATCTAATAACATTATGGGCGTTCTTCCCAACGCGCTTTGAATATTCCTGTTACTGTCACAAAGTTTATATTCGTTAGCTTGATATGATACGTTCCAATTGGGAATCCAAAAGGAGCTGCCACAGAATGGGGTGAGGCAGACCCTTTTGATGGGTTAGTTACAGCATACAACTGCATTACATCAATTAATTGACCTTCTGTGAACGACCCGCCTGTGTCCATCGTCACATGGGTTGTATATGATGGGTCAATTCCATCGGTCATGTTTGTACGCATGATGGGCAATGATGTCGGGTATGTCCCAGTAGAAGTGCCGCCAAAGTACCACTCTACACGCAATTCTCCTGTCCAAAGCTCAACAACAAACTGTTGAAGGAATACATCAACATTGGCAATCGCTCTGATGACAACCGATTGCCCAGAAGGCACACTAAATTCTCTAAATGTCCTAAACTCTCGCCCGGCAAAAAAGCCTGTTTGACCTACATCAACACGCATACGCGCATAAGACCCATCACCATCTGTCATCAATACTTTAGGCGGATAAGCCTCTACGCGCTCTGCGTATGTGCCATCGCCTCTATCAACAAGTAATTTCCTGATCTCTTGCCAAAACGGGAATTTAACATTCATATCAATTTTCTAATTTTTAGCTTTAGATTTTGCTTTTACTACTTTTGCTTCAATGACTTCTTCAACTACTTCTGCGACAGTAGGTGCTTCATGCACTACTTTTGTTTCATACAATTTAACTGCACCACGTTGCAAATACATCTTTGCCTGAGCATCTGTCAATTCAACCTCTGTGTCCTTTGGGACGCGGCCTAAAGTATCAACATATATAGTAGTAAGTGTAATAACTTTCATAATAATTCCTCCAAATTAAAAAAGGGAGCCGAAGCTCCCCTCTTCATTCACTAAGCAGCGAAAGCACCGTAAAGGATGCCTGTTGGGCGTTCTACACCCAAGCCTAGACGTTCTTCAGCGCGGATTGTCACTAAGTTCTTAGTGAAGTCATCGTTGATGTAGCCCATCTCGATAGTAGCACCTTGACGGTCATAAACCATTGCTGAACCGTTCAATTGACCAATCAAGAAGTTACCTGCTGGCATGTTGTTTGAAAGAACAACACGAACGCCAAATGGGTTCATACCAGCTGCTACGCCTGGCATACCGTACAGGTATGCACCAAGACCGCCTGTGTATGATTCACGAGTACGCTCCATAGCACCCCAACCTTCTGGGTTCACAATCACTGTGTCTGGTGCGCGACCAATTGCCCACAATTGATATTTAGCGCGGTTGATAGCATCTACCAACAAGTCGCCTGCAACTGGTGTGTAAGCAGTGAAGTTACCTGTGTCTGTCAAACCTGACAATTGAGGTGCTGTACCGTTACCCAACAATAATTGTGAATCAACTTTTTGAGCCAAACCATCACGCAAACGTGTGTTGATATAAGCTGCGATAGCTGGAGCATCTGCCAACAATTGGTTAGATACTTTAATCCAATGAGCAACTGTTTCAATAGGCACATTGTATTGTTCGAATGTGATGTCTGATTCAGGTTTTGCCCCGCCTTGTGATACGCCTGCTGCATCGTTAGTCCATGATGCTTCACGAAGTGAATTAACCATGTTTGTTGATACCCCAATTGATTGCAACACTTGGCGGATTGTCAACGGAGCGAAGTCGCCACCGATTACGCCTGGTTTTTGTGTTGGGAATACAGTTGTGTCGCCTGAGGTTATAGTGTTCTTAACTTCCATGCGTACACGTTGTGTTTGACCAGCTACCAATTGCTTGAACTGCTCAGATTTAACAAACTCAGCACCAGCAGTAACGATAGTTTTTTCTTCGTTACCTTTGAAGCCTTCAGTCATTTTTTGACCCAAAGCTGTGATTTCAGCATTAACTTTAGCAAAGTCATCAGCCAATGCTTTAAGTTCAGCACGAGTTTCACCGTCAACTTTAGACTTTTCAGCCAATTGACCGTCATATTTTTCCATCGCTTTTTCAAGTGTCTTTTCAACACTTGCTTGTTTTTCAGAAAGAGCCTTTAGGCCGTTTTCCAACATACTTTTGATTTCTTCAGACATGATGTTTTCCTTTATAAATAAGATTTTAATAAATTAGCAATCTCTTGTTTTTGTTTTTCTGCCTCAGCCTCACGCTGATACAGAGAGTTGATCTTACTGACAAGATACTTCGCATCAACCCTTGAGAATCTACCAACATCACGCAGGAGAGCCTCGATTTCTTTCAATGAGTTTGCTTGTTCAAGCGCACCCTTAATATCAGAAATGGTAGCGTTCAAATCAGCAGGTTCTTCAACCACACTAATTTCTACCAACTCAATGTCTTGTAACAATCGTCTTTCATCGTCTAGTTGTGTAAATGCTTTGACGCGGTAGCCAATTGATAGACCATCAATTGCGCCATGTTTGAGTAAGGCAAATACGTCTTGTGCCTTAGAATGACCTGGTGTTAGTTCGCCTTCTACATAAAGACCTTTTTCGTCTTGTCTAATATCTGTCCACTTGCCAATTACGTCCCCATAGTGATTCCAACGCAATCTGATTGGTCGTTTACGATTCTTCAATGTGTTCGTGTAAGCACCTTTTTCAATCGTATCGCCATAAGAATCCACCCCGCCGAATACAGAGGCATAGCCAGCAAATGCCATCTGTGGGCCAATGAATTTAATCTCAGTTTGAGATAGTGCTAGTTGTTTGATTTCCATTTGCATCCCCTTGAAGATTGTTATCTTCTAAGTCCGTTAATTTTACGTTTGCCCCCTGCATGAAAAGCGAATCGCCACCATCAGCCTTCTCCATTCCTTCCATAGCGCGTGCTTCATTAGGCTTCAAAAAACCTCCGTAAATACCAATACGATATGCATCGTATCGTGTTTTCGGGTCTAAACGCAACAAGGCCTCAAATAAGAACTCAACTTCATGTCGTGAAGCATCGCCTATAGACATTAAGTTTGCCAAAATTGATGCCTCAATCTTCTCCATCAGGGGGCGAAGCGTTAATTTATAGAAGCCTGACACAATCTGTTCGATACCTGATCCCCAGACCGTAGAGCTTGATGTGTCGTTCACCATCACAGATGGTACTCCGTACCAACGACAAATCTCGCTAATTTGAAACTGTCTTGATTGCAAAAGCTCAATATCTTGTGGGGATAGTGAAATGGCATCAAATTTCATGCCCCCCTCAAGCACCATCAATCTATCTTCTTGCCCTGCTGATAAACTATAGAACTTCTGACGCATAATATCGCGTTGCTCATTCGTTAAGAATTTGTCTATCGACAAAACGCCCGATGGTTTCGCCCCGTTGCGATAAATCTTAGTTACTGCGCTCTCAGCAGCTTGGGCAATCCCCAAAGTATTACGCTGATATGCTAATGGGCTTAAACCAATTACCCCATTGCCCATTAATTTAAGGTGCCAAATACTGCTTTCGGCATAAACATCAACACCTACATCTTTTGTGTAGGTATAAACAAGTGAACCATTGGGCAATAAGGTGACTTCCATATCTGCTGACATTAAGGGCAATAAACCTACAATTCGATCACCTACGCGCTGAATATAACAATAAGCATTGCCTGAAGTAAGCAAATTTAGCAAAACAGTCTCAAAAAACTCTACTTTGGTCTGATAACGATTCACTTTTCCGTTAAAAAGTAGTGTTAATGGGTGATTCTTGGCTATTTTCCTGCCATTTTCATCCACTTTATAGACTGTTAATGGCAGACTTGCGATGGTTTCTGCGATTAATTTGACGCAAGCCCAAACTGCGCTCAGTTGAAGCGCACTATCAAATGTCACTGGAGATGCCGATTGTTCGCTATATGCGCTCGGCACGCCATATTGAACACCCAAGATGCGTCTTAAGCCATCTTGGAACCAACTACCGATTCTTGTAAATGGGTTCATATTGAAATGGCGTTCCTTAAATATTCGTCAAAATCTGCTTCTGATTCCTGAGGCATCACCCCAATAGCCTGCGCTAATGCTTGCATACCATCAATTCTACCGCTTGCTTTTTGTTTAGTAAACTTACGATTGCCAGCAGGGTCATTCACTGTAATGGCATTCGCCGCACACATTGTCAACACGGGATGATTCCCATGTTTAAGCTGTTTTTGCAATAACTTATATTCTAACTCACGAATTGCTGGTGACATAGATACAAAACCCTGTCCAAACTCAACAAAACGCTCTAATTCTTCTTCTGTAAAGCCAGCTTTCTCAAGCCACGGTCTCAAAAACTTCATGTTATACCTGTCAAATGCCAATACTTTCACATCGCATTTGTCAAATATATCACGCAATTCGTGTGCAATGAACTCATATTCGATAGAACGACCAGGCGTGGTGAATAAATAACCATCTTTTGCCCATAAATCATACGGAACACGGTCATTGCGAGATTTTTCGATTAACCCTTCCTCTGGAAGCCAAAATCTGCTATGCACATCGCCATTATTGCTCACAAGCACCAATGCCGTCAAATCGTTTACAGAAGATAAGTCAAGCCCTGCGTAAACGCTTAAGCCCTCTAATTCTGCTGGCATTTCGCCGTTTTCCTGCCAAACTGAACGAGTAATGAATGGATTTGATGCTTCTACGCGCTGATTTAATATCAAATTGCGGTAGCTAGCTTCGCTTGTTGGCATACGTTTTGCATTCATCGCCTGTTTCATCACTTCGTCTTGATTCATTAAATAGAAATGCGGATTAGCCTTTTTAATTGTTTCTATGTCGAAAGGGTCATCATCAATTGGTGCTGTGTATAAAACAAGTTTTGTTGTTGGATCTGCACCAGTAAGCGCGTCATCAATGAGAATAGAGAGCAAATCACCATCTGTGGGAGCCTGTGTGCTAATAACAATGCTGAGTGGATTAGCCTGTGCGCCAGCAGCCGTTTCTAATGCCTCAAATAATTCAGATCTAGGCCCGCGAACTTGTCCTAATTCATCGTGAATTACAAGAGAAGGGCTAAGACCGTAAGCAGTTGACGCATCAGCAGATAGAGCGCGATATAAAGTGCCAAGCTCAGAGCAATAAAGCTGTTTCGCAGTATCACGAATACCAACAAACTGAGAAAGCGTAGGAGAAAGACGCACCATCTTTGCACATAGACTAAACAAAATAGCAGCTTGGTCACGCGACTGGGCTGCTGAGAATATCTGTCCGTTGGGAACATACTCTGGGCCAACCAAGTGAAGCAAGGTAATCGCACCTGAGAAAGTGGTCTTACCCTGTTTTCTTGCCATACTATCAATAAACATCCGAGTTGGAGAGCCATAAATCAATTCCATCCACTCTTTTTGTTCTTGAGTAAGTTTAAATGGTTGGCCGACAAGCCTGCCCTCTGGAATGAATAGATTTTGTTCCATCCACGCAATGTTCCGTAGCGTTCTCTCCGAATATTTTTTACTCATGGTCTATGGTGTCAGGTATTTCCCACGGCTTACGAGTTTTGATATTGCGCTTCACTTCATTAGACGCTGTTTCAGGATGCAATGCTTGACGGGTAATACGCATGCGAGTAGCGAGTGATGAAGCAGCACGAGTTTCGCGCTCTTGCATCCCTAGCAATCTATCATAGCGTTTCAGCCCGTCATCGTCTGCTAACCAACTACGGTCAAAGTTCAATATCTCATCAGCTAAGATACGACCTTGAACCACATGGCGGCAGTACATTTCTAGCAAAGGGATATGGGTGGCTGAGAACGCTGTCGCTGGCTGGTCAGCCACCACTTCATTCCATACCGCCACTTCTGCGTCAGTCAGTTGCGCTGGCGCAACAATGCGACTATTGGATGTCAATACATTGGCTTTTAGGCTGACGATTGACGCTTCAGATTTTTTTCCACGTTGTTTCATGTCTTTTATATTACATCAAAAATGTAGCTATGCTCAATCCATAAGTAAAACTTATCAATCATCTTTTTTTGATAGGCGTTTTTATAAAAAAACTACGAATTTATGATTTCAGAGG